CAAAACGCTTGATTGTTGTGATTAGCGACCTAAAGAAATACTGTGTTGAGAAGCAGCTATCCTATGAAGGTCTAAAAGTATTGGCAGTAAAGTGTGGATCTATGCGCCTCACTACAGGTACAGGGGTCGTAGCTGGGGGGATCAAGTGCCTTGAGTTTGATGCTAAGGCATTAGAGATGGATGATGCTGCGGTAGTCGCATGATATAATTAGGTTGTTGTTCTCCAGAAGTCTTAACCCCGGTCTAGGCCGGGGTCTTTTTTACAGCTAGTTTTAATCTTCTTCATCCTCGTCATACCCACTATGCTTCATTATTGTAGCCCGTAGCTTAGGGGGTATATACACGCCATCCACACTGTTATGCAGGTTGTTGACTCGGGTTTTATGTGACTGCGTTAGTGTTTTCCCGCTTATCTCCATTACAGGGAACGCCTTGTTGAACGATGCTATGTTATCAAGGATCTTAGCTTTCATCTCATCATCACCGTTGGTATTAGCTAGGTAGAATGCATCCAGCAGGGATTGTTTACGAGTATACATGTGCTGCTCTATCTTCTTTCTAACCCCAGCCCTAGCATAAGCCTCAGACAGCTCGGCATCAGTGAACCCTAGTATCTGGTTGAACACCTGCAGGCCATCTACATCATCTACAATCTTAGCGCCCTTACGGTTTAGTGCACCCTCATTAGCGAAGCGGTATGCCTTCAGAGGATTCCGTATGAATGATGGGGATAGTGTTTCTAGTGCACGGTCCGTATGCCCTTGGTTGAATAGCTCAAGTGCTCTCTGTGGGTTGACAAACAGAGTCGAGTAAGAAGGGCCAAAGAAGTGCTCCATAAAGTATGCAGCCCCTCCAACCTCCGCTAACCGTCGTTCATCCTCACGCCATACCAACCCGTTGAACCCAGTCCTCGAGGCTATGTCCAGACCTAGTAGTTGGTTTACAGGCCCCTTGAAGTGTAGGTCGCCCACAGCAAGTTTAACTTGTTCATCAGGATCAAGCGGTTCCTCGTCATCACCAAACATAGCCTGTGCTGTAGAAGCCAGTAAGGAAGCAGCGCCATACAACGGCATCCCCTGCACCCCTGCAAATGCGTAGGTCGTACCATATATACCTAACATCTGCTTGAGTGCTAGATCCCTGACTTCCTTAGTCTCGCCCTTGAAGGTGTTATAAAACAACTTAGCCATTAGTGCTATCTGTGCTTGGGCAAAGCGTTTGAACGTAAAGGCAACCTTACCAATGTTGTTCTGGAATAGTTGTGGGCCAGCTTCAGGTAAGGCATGGCTGTGTGCATCTACCGTAGTATTAATAGCAAACGCCCTAGCATCTGCGGGGGACATCTTAGCTCTAGCCAAGTCATATGCAGCTATAAGGGTGATCTCACGGTTCATACGCTCTGAGTTCTGGAATAACCAACCTAACCCAGTCTCTACCTTAGACCGCATGCCTGTGTAGTCCTCTGCTGATGTACGACGTAGTTCAGTTAGCTCATATCCTACACCACGACGGATTGTGGAGTGATCCAAGGCAGCTTCATACAGATCCTTATACTCTTGGCTTATCTTGGGGTTCTTACCGAAGGTAAAGTCAGGCATAAACTCCCGGTTGTCATCGAACTTGCCGTTAGCGTACATCTTGAAGGCTCTGTTAAATGCCGCTGTAGTTGCACCAAGACCATACTTACCAGACAACATAGGTAGTACGATTACAGGCAACTGCGTCAAGTTAACAAATGCAGAAGATGCATTACCTGCGATATGCCAGAAGTAACTAAGCCAGCTAAGACGGGAAGGTACTGTGTTAGCTACTGGGTTCTCTACAAACGACTTACCAGTCATCAGAGCTTCATACACATCCTTAATCTCAGTAGAAGCATCTTCAGCAGCTTCTCGGTTGATGCCAGCATATGCGTTGTCTAGGTCAGGACGGTGCTTCATTGCGGATAACTGATGGGCCATCTTGCTACCTACATCAGCAAACCCTTGAACTACATCCTCGATATAACCCTGCTCACCAGTACGCGCTTGCATTTGCTGACGTAGTGACTGGGATGGCAATAGTGACAGATACATCTGGTATGTGTTGTTTATTACTTCCTTCTTAACTCCACCACGCTGCATCTGTGCAAGAACGTCAGCAATGAAACCGGAAGGAGGTGCCTTACTGTCGTACTCAATTTGGGATAACCTAGCAAACTGCTTAAGCCCAGTAGCACCCTTGATACGTGCTAGCTTCATCTCTCTTTCTATGGCTCTAGGGCTTTCACGAGATATAGTTACTGACTCACCATCTTTGTCTGTGTAAGTTAACCAGTAATCCCCTTGGCGACGTAATGGGTGATACCAAGCTAGGCTCTTAGACTCAAAGTCATTACGCATTGCCTCTACCTTTGAGAGATACTCTCTACCCATCTTTTCTGGAGCCATCTCGGTCAGGATGCTTATGTACTCATCAAAGTGCTTCTTGTACTCGGCAGCATACTCATTACCTAGGTCTTGCAAAGGCTTAGGCAGGGATTGGTATATCTTAACTAGCTCATGATCCTTGTTCTCATCTTTAGTTGGATCAATGTTTGCGATTGATAGCTCAAATGCTACCTTATTAAACTTGCGTACTATCTGTTTAGGGTACTTCTTCAGCAGAGATACACCCTTGTGAGTTAGCTTATCTACTATCGACCGTCTATGGTCTGAGTCATTAGCCCTCTGCTCTATGGTGTGCAGTAACTTCTTTAGTGAAGGGAGTATGCCTCCATACTGCGCAATCATATTAGGTATGCTGTAGAACCGTAAAGCAGCTTTACGCACAGTGCTAGGTACGGTAGAGAGCGCATCACGAGCATCTTCCATTAGCTTAGGTGAAGAAGATGGCATGCTGTTTAGTGACTCCCCTACGGAGTTCAGGATAGCTTCCGGGGTGCTAGTTGCTTGTGATTGCTTTACCCCTGTGTTTGATATACGTGCAGCACCATACACTAGGTCTACAATATCAGCAGACTTCAACTTGTTTGGGGACATATGAAGTTTAGACAGTGTAGCTACGATGCCAGCCCATAACTCCTTCAACCATCCAGCAACCTTACCATACTCCTTAGGCTGACCTTTGAGGGGATCAATCTTATACTTGTTAACAGCAATCTCAGTAAAGTATGCAATTACTTCTTGGTTGTACCTGTCGCCCTTCTCCCCTGACAGATCTGCTTTCTCTATAGCTTCTTTAGCAATCAAATGCTCGTTGGTAGCTTTGGCTTTACCTGTAGGCGTTTGCGCTGCCCATGCAGTTACCTGATTGGCTAGTTTTGCAACTCTGTCTTTACCTATTAGCTTCTCAAGCCCTAAGTGCGCACCTATCTCATGCAGGATAGTCCCACGTTCAGCACCCTTACGCATTGCACTAGCTATAAAGTATGCCTTACCTTCATGCACAAATGCCTTAGAGTTAGACTTCTTAGCAGCTTCTTGTAGATGCGCTGGTAGTTCTGCATGGGTGTTTACAACAACAGGGGGGTTATCCTTAAGCTGTTGTGGTGTGAATAGCGTACTGACCTGTTTATTTATTTCATCGGTAGTAGTTGCTTCTTCCTTCTTTGTTGTATCCCCTTCTTGTGATGATTGGGGTTCGGGTTCGGGTTCTGGTTTAGTAATAGTTACCTTCCCGGGTTTTTGGGACTCAGGCTTTGCGGTATATTTTCTTTTAGTCTTAGTAGTTGTACCAAACACATCCCCTGCTAAGTCCTCAGCTTCTTCCTCGACCTTTACTTTGCTGCGTTTGTTAGCTATTTTATTACGTCTATCTAAGCCTTCTAGCTGTTTAATAGTTTCTGCGCTTAGGTTGTTATCTTCATGTGCTTCTTTTACTCGTGTCTGAGTATCCTTCTCAAGCGAAGCAAATGGTACATCTGATTCTTCATTCCATATCTTGGCTGCTGCCCCTAATGCATTTGGTTTCTTCCCTGCTTTTGCAGCTACCTTTTCCTTTTGTTTGGCCCCCTCATACCAAGCAAGTCCTTGTGGTGTGAGCACATTAGATTTCCAGTTGTGTTTGGGGTACGACTCAGAGATGAGTTCGTGTAAGGCCGTAGTAATACCAGCTCGTCGATGCCCCTTATCTACCCCCATGTCAGCAGTCTGTGTTGGTATGGCTGGGTCTAGCGTGTACCCTTTTAGCGAGGCTATATCAGCATGCCCAACTTCAGTACCTGACTCATCAAAGGCTTTTGCCTCACCTTCCATAGGGTCAAATGTTAGGTGGTATTTCTTGCCGTTAGTACCAACAAAGTCTTTGGTCAGTGCACTTGGTTTTTTTCCTGTGCTTGGGACAGCTCCTGTAGCTCTGACGTTAGTAGCTCCGCGAGGAACACCCACTGCCTTTTTGTTAGGCACAACAACTTTTTTAGGCGTGGTTGCCGTTGGAAGTACAGGCTTTTCCACGCGCTTGACAGCTCGTGGTTTGTTAGAACTAAGTTTGCGTTGATCCTTAGTAGCGGTTTGTTGTCCCTCAGATTCATTTATAACCTCCGGCTTACCGTACTCCGCTTCATGCTCCGCATACATATCATCTATTTCTTCTTGCATGGGCTGGCGCTTCTCAGCATCAGTAAAGTCTTGTATCTTTTGACGTACCTGTTCAGCCTTTTGCTGGAAGGCTTCTTGCGTTGGTTTCCCCTGCCCTTGCAGTTGTTTTGATCTGGTGTCAGTAGCTTGTTGGTCATCCTGCTGTGCTTGCTCTTGCTGTGCTTGCAGCTTCTTATGTTCAGCATCTACTGCATCTAGGTGAGCAAGCAATTGCTCTACATTACCTTTTCCGGCGTAGCCCTCTAGTATGCTCTTAGCTTCTGCTACATTCTCTGGGTCAGTTAGATCACCATACTTAGTCAGGTCAGCTCTTACCTTCTTGCCTGCTATGCCATATGTATCAAGCATATCCTCATTAATAACCAGCGGATCAACCTGCATAGCTCCTACAGCGGGTTTACCCTTTTCAGTAAATAGCTCCCCTTGACCTTCGGTTGATACATCTGGTACTTCCTCTTCTTGCGTGGGTAGTTGACCTCTAGGTCCAGCAAACATCTCTTCCTGTACACCTACCCCAGTTGCCTGATCGGTCATCTGCTTCTTCATCGCTACTACATCCTTTATCGTCTTTCCGGGAAGGTAGAATGCGATGTTATCCTTCAGGTGCTGGGTTCCTTGATCTGTTTGTAGCAACATTTCAACTTGCTTGGCCTTAGTATCTTGCTCTGCCATCTCATTCTTAGCAGCCCCAAAGCCAGCCATGTCAGCCTTAGTTTGATCCTCGTAACTCTTAGCTCTTTCTATCTCGTCTGCTGCCTTAGCTTTAGCTGCTTCTACCTGTGCAGCCTTTTCTGCTTCAGCAAAGTCCTTTTCTTCTTGCTTGCTAATAGCTGAACTGCGTTCTGCCAACCTACTAGCACCACCAACAGGACCCATCAGTGCAGTCTGGTATGCAGTATCCGTGTACTCTTTAATAGCATCAGGGGTAGTAAGGGGTAGACCTGCTTGGTAGCGTTCTAGCGCTTGCTGTATAACTTCGCCGGGGACTTCTAGCGTAGCCATCTTAGCTGTACCCTTAGCAAATGCCATCTTCTTTGATTCTTGTGCTAGCTTCTGTACAGCTAGTGCTTCTGCTTGTGGTGTACCAAGTAGACGGGAGTCAATACCCAGCATCTTTCCAAAGCCCTTACCCAAAGCAAGAGCCGCTGTAGCTACATCAATACCCGCCTGTGGTACTGCTGTGCCATATGCAGAAGCTAGGTCTACTTGCTTGCCTTCTTGGGCTTGACGCTCAATGTTAGCACCGGCTTGTGGGCCAAATGATGTACCGAATGCACCTGCAGCACCACCAAGTAACCCAGCAATAGCTCTGCCTTGTGGGGGTAGTGGTAGTCTAGCACCTGCCATAGCACCTGCCTTAGCACCAGCACCCATAGCGGCTAGGTTTGGCACTTGTTCAGCAATTGCTCTAGGGGTTTGTGCGGCTAGTTCTTTTGCTGCGGCTAAAGGACCTTGGGTTTCGTGTATATACTTTAGGTAGTCTAGGCTAGCACCGGGCTTCTCTTCTATTTCTTTTTGTCTTTCGAGTCCAGCCAACCCTGCTTCTTGCCCACCGTCAAAAGGAGCTGATATTGCAGTACGGATAGAGGATAACCCGCGCTTTGCCCCGCCAACAAGTGACTCTCGCATAGACTCAGCGGGTTTAATACGGGCTTCATGTTGCGGGATGATGTCATTTTCTATAGCCCCAATGATTGCTTGCTGGGACATTGTATCGGGAAATCGTACCTGCCCAATCCCCTTGATGTTGACAATAGGCATGCGTACTCCTTAGATTAACTTGCAGGGGTGTAATTCATCATTCCCGATTTGTCGGCTACAAGCGAACCACCTACAGGTGCACCCGCCTGCATATCACCCATACCTAAGTACTGATTCATCTGAGTAGTTAGACTTGCTATACGAGCCTTAATTGCATCTTTTTCTTTCTTGGTAGTAGCAAGCATCAGTTCATTATTTGCCGCAACAAGTGCTTTATCTAGGCCACGCAGCATAATTCCTGTTTCCTGCGCACCTATTCTACTTTGCATACCTGCAGCAGTTATACCTGCAACTCTCTCACGGCTTGCTATATCTCTAGCAAACTGCGATTCATCCTGCGCTGCTTTCTTAGATGCTGCTTCTGTAGTCATACCCAACTCAGCACCCTTAGCCCGTCTAGCGTAGTCTCTTTCACCAATAGCATCTTGCATTGCAGCGTGACGTTCTTGGGCTCTAGCCATATCTTTCTGCTGTTCTGTTAGGGAGGCAAGACCTTGTTGAGCACCTGCACCTATGTTCTGCATTGCGTACTGCGATGGGCCAGCCATCATACCAAACCCTGCATTAGCTAGTGCCATCCAAGGGGCTTTGCGTTTCTCTTCTGCATTACTTAACCCTAGTGCTTCCATCCGTGCCTTTCTATCAACAGCATCAGGATCTTCACCTACCATCTTATGGTAACGGGCTGCAGTTTCAGCAGCTATATCTTTCTCTGCTTGTGGAACGTTTGTTTTCAGCGCAGTGATGCCTTTATCAGCACCTTTTTTGTCATCTTTTTTGACTTCTGTCGCAGGTTTTTCTCTGTTTATTTTCCCTACCGCCGCTGGTTTCCTTCGGTTCTCTACTCCTTCAGCAGCTAACTTGTTGTACTCAGCCATTGTTATAGCTGGTTTCTTACCGCTGGTGCTAGCGTCAGGAGCTTCATCAGACGAGGCTTTTGCACTTGCAGCTTTTGCACTATCCATTGCAAGTTTTGGACGTTTATCACCAAAGAATCCATGCTCTAATCCATGCTTTAGCTTTTGCATCTTCCGTTCCCGTACTTCTTTGGGAGCAGGGGGGACACCTTTAATCCGAGACATTGACTGTGCGAAGTTCCCATAGGCTGCAGCTGCATCGCTGTTGTCTGGTGAAGTTGGGGCTTTATCTGGGCCAACAGCATTTCTATAATGCTCTGCACCTCCTATTACCCTACCACGACCTGCCGCAGGTAAGTCTACAATGCCTTCCGATGCTGGCGGGGCTACATTATACATAGACCTTGTACGGGCAACTGCCGCTGCATTAGGATCTACCCCTTGTGATTGACCCAATGCTTGCATCTGCTCTGGAGAAAACGCAGCAGGTGCTTGGGGGTTTTGCCTCCTACTAGCATCGTCAATCATGGCATTCATTTCTGGTGACGATATTCCATCCCCTGCTGGAGAAACATATTCGCTAGGGAAGTTATACCCAGTTTGTGATGCACCAAACTCAGCTAATGCTCTTGCTTTTGCCTCGGCAGCTTTCTTTACTAACTTTTTGTGTTCGGCAGAGTCATGCATATCACCCCTACCAGACATATCTCCACCGCGAGCAAACGACACCATCCCACCACCAGCAGCATGGAACGTATCAGAGCTTATAGGTAGTGAAGCCATCCCTTGCTCATTTGGTGGGGCTGCTTGGGCTATGACATTCTCAGCTACTGTAGGCTGTGGACCTTGCGCACCTTGCATTTGTTGTGCCTGACCTTTAGCAGCAGTTCGAGCTTGTATAGCCATGATAGCGTATACCTGTGGGTAGTTAGGATCACCCCCCATTGCAGCCTTTTTCAGCACTTCATCTACACGTGGATCATGAAGCGTACTAAGGTCAGTGTACTTCTTGTACATTACCTCAGGAGAAGGGGTGCTAATAGGTGTCATTGATGATTGCATAATTGCTCCTAGGAGGATTTACCAAGCGCCTGCGCTACACCCAAACCTGCTAACCCCAAACCTGCTGCTTGACTTGTCAGGCTTGGTGCTGCGCCATACTCAGTAGTTGCTGTCTGGGATAAAGGACCGCCATGCAGTAAGTCAGACATAAACCCGATCTGCTTATAGGGGTAGTTTTGCTGATTTTGGTAATTTTCATATCCAATGTTCTTCAGTTCTTGATCTCTAGCTGCTTTTGTAGCACCTGCAGTTTGCATGGCTTGATTGATACCCATCTGCTGTCCGTATTGTGTCTGCCCTAACTGCCCTAAGGTATTAGCTGCACCAATGGCTTGTTGGTATCCTTGTAGGTTTGCAGTAGTACCAAACTGTTGTGCCTGACGAGCGGCATCATAAGCAGCCTGTGAACCTTGTGCGGCTGTCTGTGCTTGGGTAAACCCAAGATTTCTAGTGCCTTCTGATTGAGCTAGCGCCTGCCTGTTTCCACCAAATGCACGTTGTCCTGTAGCTTGTGCTTGCTGTGCTTGTAGTTGAATACCGTAGTTTCTAGCATTCTGATCTTGCTGGAACTGAACTACATTCTTCATGTAGGGGTTCATGTATGCAGCCATTGAATTAGGGTCAGTTGCCATATTTTGATAGTTCTGCCCTGCCATCAATGACCCAACACCACCAGCAGTAGCCATGTTAGTCCCTGCGCCTAGCTGGGATGAAGGTGTCATACCACTAATATTACTAAATGCTTGTGTCTGCATTGGATCAAACTCAGCTACTCTAGCATTAGGGTCCCCTTCTTTGTACATCTTGTAGGGGTTTTTGCTTATGTCAGTTAGTGCTTCAGTCGTGCCAAGCAGTCGCTCCATGTACGGTCTAGCGTATTCAGGAATAGTAGTCTGCGATGTAGATGTGCTAGTAGGCGCAGGTGCTTGGCTTGGACCCCCATAAAGTCGCATCTTGCCACCCTCTTTCTTAAAAGCATCTAGAGGTAGCAGTCCATCAAAATCTAAGTTGTTATTGCTCATATATCACTCCACAGGAATATCAAAACAGATGGAACGTGTCTTTAACCCATCGCTTTCAAATATCTTCTTCCACCCAGTACGCCCTTGTGCTTCTAATAGCTTGCAGTCATTATCTCTAGCAAACCTCTGCAGTACCACTAGCATGGGGGCTTTCCATGTCAACCCTTCATCCCCACCTATAAAATGCATAAACAACGTGCGCATCCTAGGGTATGTCACAACATGTGTACCAACTACACCATATATAACAGCACCATCAAAGGCTAGCCACAACTGTCGTGGCTCTGTTAGTAAACCTATCTTTATATCTTCCACCGTGTATCTGCCGGGGTAGTAAGATAATGCATCTGCTATATATCGCTCTACTGAATGCCATACACTTTCTATATGTTCTACAGGAACGAGTGAAATCTGCATTGACATTAGGCTGGCATAAACCTATCAGCGCGAGTATTAGCTGCAATATCCTTAGTCTTTCTCCGGGCTTTCTGTATACGGTCCATCATAGCATATAGCTTCTTAGCCCCTGCCTTAGTTGATCCATTACCTATCTCTGACACTATCCTAGCAGGGATTACAAATTCACCATCTGCTAATCTAGCTGGTTGCTTACCGCCTATTGATGCTGGGATAGAATCAGATACACCATCCCCGGGACCTTGCGTTAATCTACCACCATCAGAGTATCCACCTAGTGTAGCAATACCACCAGCAGCCATACCTTCTGCCCCTGTGAATGGGTTAACAACAGCATCCTGCGCTCCTACAACCTCACGAGGGACTGGAACAGCTGACCTATTACCATATTGACCTACGGCACCTGTGGGTAGCTGGCTTTGTGGGTACATAACATTATTTACTTCATTACCTACACTACCACCATCAGCATAATGGGTTACTGTTGGGGTTCCGTAGTCATAGTTAAAGTATTGCTGCCCTGATGCCCCACCTGTAGGGTCATACCCTTGAGTAAATCCGGGGTAGCTATAGTAATCGCCATGCGCTGTAGCAGGTTTAATCTGTTGACGGTCCGATGACATACTACCAATAGCTCCTGCACCTAGCCCAGCTAAAGCTAATTTATTGTTTCCTGCAAACTTACTAAATTCTCCGGGCTCAAACAGCTTATTAACCCCTCTTCCTTGTGCAGAGAGTGCATCGCTTACACCGCTCATATAACTTTGTGGAGCAGGTGGTGTAATAGAAGGAGGTGGCATGATAGAAGAAGGTGGAGCGCCATAGCTTGCAGGGCCAATATTTGCTGGTAGGGGCTGACCCATAGGCGCTGTGTATCCGGGTTTCATTCCTTGGAAGCTAGGCATCTGGCTATAGCTAGGGTTTGCCATTGCCTGCGCGTTTGTTAGTGGCTCAAATGGACCCTTACCCCCTGCCTGAAACCTATTTACCTGTGTGGGATCTATCGTTTTTCCAAATTGATTAACCATCGGCCTTCTTGCATTGTCTGCTGCTATCTTACCTGCTTCTTGAAATGACTTTTGCGTTGCATTTTGTGCTATTTGTTGTGCTTCTGTTCTCATCAATGCTTGTGCTTCTTGTGCTCCAAACCTACCAGCACCGGAAGCTAGATTAGCTCCTTGTGTTGAGGCAAACCCACCCAACCCGCCAGCAGCAGCTTCAGTAGCCCCTGCACTTATCCCCTTTGTCAGCGCTTGTGATGCTATTCCTCGCCCTGCCGCGCCAAATACACCCGGAGCTGCCTCTGCTGCTACTGTCCCTATTGTTGTCCCTACTCCCCCCGCCGCCGCTCCCCCCGCTGCCCCTAATCCAGCACCTAATGCACCGCCAGCACCAGCCATCAGACCAGTAAACAGTGATTTCTTAAAGCTGTTACCTACCGCCATACTGGTACCAAAGGCACTTAAAGCACCCGCACCAATCATGAAAGGAGCTGCCATCCCCCCTGTAGCAATAGTAGCTAGACCACCAACAATTACAGGTAGCCAGTCTTTCATGAAGTTAGCTTCGGGGAGTCCCGTTACTGGGTTTATAGTCATCTTAGTACCATGCATCAGAGCTAACTGATGAAGCCCTTGAACCTCATCGGGGGTGACATGCAAAAGCATCGAGTCACCATTACGCCCTTGGGCAGCTAGGTTTTGTACGTCTGGATGTAAACTCATAAAAACTCCCTATTAATTCCGTATATTATACGGCTATTCCACCACTAATGGTAACAGTTAGGTTTGCAGCTGAGGCTTTAACTTGTATCGTGCCACCAACGTCCATCAGCTGAGTACCGGTCCACTGTAAGTTATCATTTGCAGCGATAGATGAACCATAAAATAATGCATTTGCTACGAGCGCTGTACTACCGTTTGCCACTAAGTGCATGGTAAATGTAGTAGCAGCCCCACTTGTATTGCACACATCTATGCATTTTATATATAGCCGTTGAGCTGCAATTACAGTGTATATAGTTGTGTACCCCGTAGTAACTTCGGCTTGGGCTATCTGTATACCTGTAATGTCTTGGTAGGCCATTAATTACACCCCCAAGTTATCCAAAATAAAGAAGCAGAAACACCACCGGTACCACTACCACCACTACTACTACCACCACTAGCATTGCCTACAGTATTCATATACAACCTCAGTTGTTTTGATAGTTGATCTACTTGCCTAGGATCGTATTCTGCCGAAGCTAGCTGCAAGTTTGGTCCTACTGGTGGGATAGACGATGCCATATTATCTCCTGCCGTCAGTACGAATATCAATTCTAACAGAACCCAACTGCCATCTAGTTCCTAACCTTTCTGATTCTATACGCATGAGCATCTGTCTACCACGGATTCTTGTGTACACCTGCCCTGTAAATTCTTCAATAGGGTATGAGGCAATTCTAGTAACTGTAGGTTTAGCCCATAACTTACCTAGTACAGCAATTTCATTTACATAACCTTTAGGAGTAGTAATTGTCACAACAGAGCTAGAAGTCTTAGCTGTTATGTTCCATGTGCCCATTGGGGTTTGTAAGGCATACAGTAAAGGCTGAGTAGTAGTTGCATCAATTGTCACAGAGTTAAACATTGTACTAACTGATGTAGCTGTTCGATTTACACCTGTTCCTGTTATTGTTACATCCGATGTAATCAGGGGAGCACCTGCAGGGCCATAGTCTGTACCTGAGTTACGACGTTGTTCTAAAGATAATATAACTTGAGGTGGTACACCCTCTGGTGGCGTAGACCCTACAAAAGATACATCCGGCAGCATACGCCAGACAAAAGCTATAGCCTGCCCGTCACTAATATCAAAGTCAGACGACTCTATATATGCACTAATAGCCACTGGGGTAGTACCTGATTCATCATCAGAAGAAGATTCATGATATAAAATACGGTTGTTATAGTCAGTTGCCATAGGATAAGGCCGTAGTGAACTATCTAACCACGCAGTTCTATCTAGTGTTCCATAATACCAAATACGCTCTAGGTGGTTGTATATTACATACCGATCAATTGTAGTAGAAGCCGCCGAGCAGTAGTACCACCAGATCTCGTTATAACCCTCATTACCCCCGGAAAATACTTGGTATGACTGATCTCTATTTATATCGTTAAATATGTATTGTTTTAGGGTGCACGGCAGTGTCTCTACCCGTCCTGAATAGGAATAAAACTTATCCGTACCCATCCAGTAAGTAACATTATTAACAGTAAACATAGCTCTAGGGGACATAATAGAGCTCTCCCCAGACATCAAATTAATACCAAATACGTATGGTGGTCCTAGATACTGCAGGGAGTACAAAGCATTACTGGTCCATATAAGTGTTTCCTGCCTAGTTGTCTGACCGCAGACTATATAAGAACCACTAGATAGCCGATACTCACCACACTGATTAGTAACTGCTGGCACCCACTGGTATGGATTTTCTTGGTCTGACCACCGAACTAGCATTGGATCAAAGTCAGTATTTGAATCAGTAGGATCGTATGAGTTAGCTCCTAGACATAATACAAAACGCGAATCCCCAGACATAATAACTTGGTTAGTAATCTTAGGTACAAAGTTACCATCATAAGCAGGTACTACAGCCTGCGCTGTAGCTAGGGTACTTAATGCTATCCCTCTAGCCGATACCCCTCCAGTAGAAGCCCAGTAGTATATAGCCCCACCCCTAGGTGCAAATATCAAATCCTCACCATAGTTATCATGGGTCCATAACCTAAGCTGCTGTCCTAGTCCTGTAGTGCCCTCACTACCCCAAGTACTACGCCCCCATACATTAGCTCCCCAACCTAGACCCACTGTATATATGTCTAGCCCCGCAGTTACTTGATAGGCTGCTGTTAGTGTGTCCCCTCCACTTGCCCCAAACAAAGGACCCCCCGATGTTGAAGGTGTGGGTGTACCCGCCGTAGTTGTAATAGCAGCGCCACCGGGAGTAGCAGATAAGGTAAATGTTGTAGTCCCGTTAGTAGCTATTATGTAGTACGTTGATGGGCTAGTGTATCCTGATATAGACCCTGTACCTGAATACGTTCCTGAAACTCCCACTGCCATACCAACCGCTAATGGCGTACTAGCGCAAGTAAATGCACCTGTTATGCCTGTAATCACTACAGACGATAATATTTTTCCAGCTTCAGCAGCAGTAGAAAATCCTTCTGAAGTAGCAGTGTATGTAAGCCCTATAGGTGTACCCGCAGCGGAATCAATAGGTAGGCCGTTCTGTGTTGCTGATAAAGTAAAGGTTGTACCACCAGCATTAGCAGCAGTTATGTAGTACTTTGTTGGATTCACATATCCTGTAATAGACCCACCGCCACTATTAACACCAGAAATAACTACACTATTACCAAATACTGCTTTTATTGGTGAGCTTGCGGCACATGAAAACTGACCGTTTATACCTGTAATTGCTACATTTGATAGAGTTCCTAACGCTGTTTCTGCTACAGTAAGGTAATAATAAGAGTCAATTGTTTTTGTTATTTGATGCTCTATGTTTAATGCTGAATTTGATATACCACCAAACCCTGTAGCATCTGTAAATGTAACAAAGCTATTATTTTGACCAGTATTAGTAATATCATTAAATGTAATAGTTGATGTACCTACTCCAGCGCCTGTTGTATGAGATGCCGCAGTTGTACTGTTATACCCACGAGATAATAAAGACAGTGCTGCGCCTGATATAGAACCATAATATATCTGCTCTGAGTCAATCTTGATAACCCCGGAAGGTGCAAACCCCGTTGTGCTGGTTAGTGTTAATGAAGTTACTTCCGCTGTTATAGTCCCATCTAGCGTTGTATAAGGTACAGACATCTTACTGGAGTACACAATGGTATCTAGGATAGGAGTTACATCACTATAGACTCCACCAAGTTCAATGTAGTATTTAAGATTAGTACCTACACCTACATAGTTACTACCAGTCAATGAAGCCCAGTTAACTAATGCACGGCATGTACCTAGGAAGGTGGTGTTTGATAGGCGTGTCCAGCCACCTATTTTCTCTGGGAACCCAGAACGAAAACGAATTTTGTCGCCAGAATAGTACCCACCTTCATTAGAGTAGGTAGTAGATTCACGATTGATTCCCGGGCGCAGCTCTATTTTCTGTAAAGGCATTTACTTACCACCTATATTCTGCGCCAACACCAATAAAGAATCTTGTAGGAACCGACCCATTGCTATTGTTACTAGCAGCACCATAAGGTTGATCTACTGAAGCTATGCCACCAAAGTCTACGGCTTTCACGCTAAAGAACGTCTGCCGTGCCTGTATCCTAGCTGCTTCACCTACATCCGATATACCTGTGTATACACCTACAGCACCATCAGTCTTAAACTGAAACCACGGAAGTGGTAGTGTCTCTACAAAGGTTTCTGTCTTACCTGTTACTGTGTTTAGTACTGGAGTTACTTTATGCCTATGTCCATCTTCTGGGACTACAACTGAGTCTAATACTTTCTTACTATCATTATTCTGTACTTCTTTAGGCAGGTTTAACTTCTCCTTTAGTACCCTACCGCCTTTAACTGTTATAACTGGCATCGTCATTACAACACCTTCAGTCCCTGCACTAGCTACCTCAGATGCTGTAACTCCTAAGACTGACTTCCCAACTACTACAGGAGCTTTGTTATACCAATTCCAAACCCAACCAATAACTAGTAATACAGCAGCCAGCTCAAGCCCTAGACGTATCTTCCCGATTAAGCTGAACCCCGGCATGTTTTGTACTCCTCACTGCGCCTATTAGTCAGCCCTTTCAATGGCTTACCTTTAAACTTATCCCAGATCATTATCTGTTCACAGGCTCCTGCGTAGTCTCCAGCGTTTAACTTCTTCACTAAAGTACTGTTACAGAAAGCATTTATTCCTATATTATACGCAAGACTTACAAAAGCATCTAGCTCATATTGGTATAGAGGCACATTAATACAGGCTTTAATGCCATTACCGTACTTATCTAGGTTCTTTAACAGCATCATCATCTCCCGCACGGGTTCAGTCTTATCCCCCATGTGTACCCCTTCAGTCCTACCAACTCCTATGGTGGGTACATCCCCCGGCACGGGTATTACTGCTTTATCTGTATAACCTTCATGCACCATTACAGAAACTAGCAGTGCTGCACCAATCCCTAACCCACCTACTGACTGTCTTGTGCTAGGCTTAATCACTTTACAGGGCCATCTGTCTGCGTACGTAACCACCAATTAGCAGCGTTGTTGATAGCACAAATACCTAGTAATAACGTAGCTACCCATGCCGGTGCAACTTCTCTAATAAAGTCTGTAAAGAACTCTGCCCCTACTAACACAATAGATACTGACCCCATGACGCCATTAAACCACAGAGTCCTAGAGTGTTTCTTTAACTTCATCTATGGGCGCTCACACCAATTAAGGCTAGTGCTAGGCCACCTATAACGGCAAGACCTATGAATGCCTTCCAGAATATGTTCTTAGCTGATTTATAGTCTGCAATCAAACTAGCTATATCCCTATGGTCATTATAGTGTTGCTCAGGCTCTACAAAAAAATCCTTGCGGTTCTCTTTTAGTAGTACACAGAGTCGTTGGGCTACGGCATCTACTTCCTGTTCGTTCATGTCATAGGTCCTATCATTCGAGTGGATGTTTCAATCAGGGCTTTAGTTGTAGACTCATTAGCTTTTACCATCTCATTTCTAAATGATTCTACTGCTGCACCCGTCTGTCTTTGTTGCTGGGAGTTTTCGATCAGCAGCATGGGGGTCCAAGCTATTGCACAATCTCCATTAGAGACTGTCTCCCCCGTCTGAGGATTCATACCTTGTACATGCACCCAGAACCGGCACTTGACCAGCTCACCATCTTTGATAGCACCATCCTCAATGCACTCAGAACCCATCAAAGGACATAAAATCTTAGCATCTTTAGCCATTAGTCTTTACTCGCAATAATGAAGTCGTAGAATTTTAACCCTTGTGTTAAGGAGTGAGAATGAGAGCCACTACCTCCTGTTGACTGCGTTTGAACTGTAACAAAATTTGAAACAGGGCGACCTGATGATGCCCCTGCAGCGCCTGATGTAGTTGTTTCAGGGTATCCGTGCGTATGTGCTGGAATATCTGCAATCTGTAATGTGTATCCCCCAGTAGCAGTCTGCGCAGCCCATGTACTAAAGGCAACTGAACCCCCGCTTGGGGTAACTGACCCAGTAACAAACCTAAGAATAGAATCATTAATAGCTGCTGTTGTATCTTTAGTCCAGCCCGTAGGAGCCGCTGTTTGCTGAAACCCGATACGTGTTCCTGAAGCAAAAGCTGGTGCATTAGCAGTTGAAGCCCATGCAGTACCGGTAGACGATAGTATATTACCCGCTGTGCCGGGAGCTACGGCACTTACAACCCCTGCAGTTCCTACTAATGCACCTGTAAGGGTTGTAGCTAGTGTTGTAGCTCCTAATGCTGTTAGGTTGTTACCTGCAATGAAGTTGCCTGTAGTAGCGGCGTTACCGTTTATTACTCCACCTGCTCCAAACCCCGTTAGTATAAAAAAATCTAACCCATCACAGTACACTACATATTTACCAAAAGGGACTGTAGCTACAGCTCCGGTAGCAGTTCTCATGATTATGTTCTTATTACCTAGTGGCTCATCAGTGAAGTTATCAATAATGTAGGTCTTTGCCACTGCCGGGGCTGTTACATAGCAGTCAGCAGAACGAAGCCCTGTAAACCGTAGAACCGCTGATCTAGCTTCATCGGTAGTGCCTGCGTTAGCAGTTAAGATATAACTACCAGAACCGGTAATAGATATTGTGGTTACTGTAGTTATAGAATCAACTAGTAATGAGCATATGTTCTTGTTGGTTGTATCACCCCAAGACCCTGATTGCTCACCGTTGGCTATGTTCTCAAGTCGTAGGTTATTTGCATAAGTTGATGGCATTAGTCTTTACTCGCAATAATAGAGTCATAGTACTTAATGGCTTGGGTAAGTGGGTGAGTATGGCTTGTACCACCCCCTGCTGGATAGTTAGTTGCAGCTAGTAGATCATGGTCATCGGGGTTAACAGTTCTGGAGCCATCTATCGAACCATCATGACTATAGCCCTGAGAAACAAAATATGGAGTAGTGTTACCTGACCCGCCTGTATGGGTATGGATTGGCATTTGAGCAGTTGTTAGCGTGTGCGCCCCAGTATCAGTCTGTGCAGCCCATGTACTAACCCCCACAGATCCGCCAGAACCCCCACCAGTCCCAGTAACAAACCTAAGAATAGAATCATTAATGGCAGCAGTCGTGTCCTTAGTCCAGCCCGTAGGAGCAGTTGCCTGTGGAAATATGAGCTTAGTACCTGCTGTAAATGGAGGAGTGTTCGATGCTGAAGCCCAAGCCGTACCATTAGAAGTCAATACATTACCAGAAGTGCCGGGGGCTACAGCACTTACAACTCCTGCTGTTCCTACTAATGCACCTGTAAGGGTTGTAGCTAGTGTTGTGACTCCTGTAACCCCTAAGGTCCCTGTAATACCTACATTACCCGTAACAGTTCCACCAGCAGCAAATCCCGTCTGTACAAATGTATCAATACCATCACAGTACACGGTGTATATACCAAAAGGGATTGTAGCAGCTACAGCACCCGCATCAGTGCGGATAATTAGGTTTTGTTTAGCTAGTGCAAGATTGGTGTAGTTATCAATGAGGTAGGTCTTAGCAACGGTAGGGATGTATATAGTACAAGCAGCAGCGATATCGCCGGTAAACTTTAGAACTGCATTCCTAGACTCATCAGTTACCCCATTAAATGAAGTAAGTGTATAGGTAGCTAACCCTGTAATGCTTGTTGTAGCTAACCCTGCAATAGAGTCAACTAACAAAGAGCATATGTTCTTGTTGGTTGTTTCACCCCAACTCCCAGACTGTTCGCCGTTGGCTATGTTCTCAAGTCGTAGGTTATTTGCGTAAGTTGATGGCATGATGGGCCCAAGTATGTTCGTGTATTATATATGAATTTTATTCTTTGGGCGTAGTAAATATTATCGACGTGACTGAGGGGATTGTCCTATTACCCGATTCTACAAAGGTCATAGAGGGCTCCAGTATATCCTCCTCCTTTACCCCGGTTCTTAGCGCATGGATGCAGTAAGCCAGACTATCATCCTCTAATGCTTCTATGAAGTGTAACTTATTTTTAACTACATATACTATCTGCGGGGATACAAATGTCTTTTCCCTACCCTCAACAGTTATCCTGAATGACCCCCTTGCTAGCAAAGTTATGTGGTCATATGTGTGCATATGTGGCTTATTTGTGTCTCCCTTATGCTCAAAATGCATTTGCCGTGTCCATAAGTTCGATACGCATGCTATTTTATCCTTTACCATAGTTGCCCCCCTTATATAGTTGACACAGGAATAATATCTTTTAGCGCTGCAAACACATTGACAAACACAGTGCCATCTTCCAGTGCTTCTATTTCATGCCATTCATCAGCAACTAGGTTCACGGGTTGCGTGTTCTTAGTCATCACTATTTCTTTGCCTTCCTTACGGACTACTATAGAACCTGCGTGGCATACAGACGCATGGCTGAATGTATGGTCATGTTTAGGCAGTCCTTCACCCGTATTGACATGGTATATATTCAACTGCGCCCCATCATATGTAAGACTGTGTGCTGGAGCTACAGACATAACCATCAGAATTCCTGCGTCCCAGTAGAGGTCACATTACCTATAGGCTGTCTATGGGCCTGCATATCCTGTTCCTGCAGTAGGTCTACCGCCTCTTGCGCTGTATGCGCCCCATCCCATAGATTCTGGCAGTCTACCGCCCATACAGGCAGCTCTGTGATACGCTGATTAGCAGGTTTATGTCCACCAAAGCTAACCTCATTAAACTCTACCCACCCACCATTCGCATGGTCCCACTGTAGGGCCGATACCCCCGCCGGTACGTGGTTATCTATGGTAGGTATTACATAGGCCATACCATCTACATATACTGCGCTATCCGCAGCCACTATAGTAAGTCTCATATTTATCCCATACCTAGTTTTTAGAGGCCATAATTATATCTACATATAACACTGATAGATTAAGCGAAGCGTCCATTGATCCACCACTTGCATGCGTGTGCGACTGCCCACCTCCAATAGGCGCAGTACTTCCTGCCGGAGCGCCAGCACCCATCCCCGTATAAAACCCCCCATTAGTGTTGCTATTTTTATACGTAACGACCCCCCCTGCCACAAAGTGAGTATGCAGTGGGATCTGCGTTTGATCTAATGTGGTGCTTCCTGCCACTATTGATGTCGCCATTGTTTGCGCAGTAAGCGCCGTACTAAATGCAGTGATACCCCCCGATCCGGCGGTGCCTGATACCACCCGCAGTGTCTTATTATCATGCGCCGTTAGTTTTGTCCACCCCGTCGGGGCTGATGTTTGCTGGAATAACATAATAGTACCGGATGCAATGGGCACTTGCGTGGGTACGGGACAGGGCAGTATGTTTATGTATGTCCCTGTATTTACTCTATTTCTATATAGCATAATATTTAGTTTTTCTGCGCAAGTATTATATCTACATACTGCACCGACAATTGTAGCGTAGGAGACACGGGGGTCCCTGATGTACTATGCTGGTGACTACCCCCACCGCCAATTAATTGGCTGACTTGCGGTCCAGTGGAACCCGGCTGAACTACTGGCTGGAGGTAAGACCCGGAGGCAAAACATTTTCTTTGGGTTATGCCACCTACCAAATGGGTATGGGCGGGAATCTGTGTCAGTGATAATGTAGTAGCTGCCCCCACAAGCGTATTTGCTGCAAATGATACTGACTTATCTGTGAATACTGTACTAAAGCCTGTCGTACCTCCCGAACTAACGGTCCCTGCTACTAACCTTAACATCTTATCATTATGTGTGGTTATTTTTGTCCATCCAACTGGAGCCGCTGTTTGCTGAAATATAGATATACTCCCTAACGGTATCGTATAACTGAAATTACTAATACTGTAGGGTAGTGATCCTATATTGCTGGCTGTGTTCTTACTATTTCTATGTATCATATCTAATTCTTTTGGGCTAGTATGATGTCTACATAGTTAACACCTAGTGGTACAGCAGCTGATATAGTAGTAGAAGCATGCGTATGTCCTAAGCCACCACCTATACCACTACTGCTCGTAGATAGTACCCCGGGGGGTACATGATTCCATGCAGAATAATACACGCAGGGGACCGGATAGCTACATGTATTAAGTGTAGCCCCTTGTACTATATGCGTATGCCCCGGCATTGTAGGTATTGTTATAGTTGTACTATTTAAAGAAAGCCCAGTTACAGTTGGGGTTTGGCTAGTAAACACTGTAGTAAATGGTAGTGTGCCACCTGCACTAGCCGTTCCTGAGACTATCCGCAATGCCTTATTATTGTGTGTTGTTAGTTTAGTAAAACCCGTTGGCGCTGTAGATTGACCAAATACAGCTATATCCCCCGGATTAATAGGTGCATCAACAGGCCATGCATAAGGCAGGGTATTTACCACACCCCCAGCACCATTACTATCTTCGCTGATATTAACCCTGTTACGGTATATCATATTAGGCGGCGATTCTTTCCCATGTATTAGACTGGTTTACGTTCAGTGTTGTCCATACAGTTTCTCGCCCAATTGTAAAAAATGTACCTTGTACTCCAGTAGGAAATACATAAGAACTTAATTGAACATTTACATTTCCAATAGACCCTGTAGCTTGTAATCCTGATGGGTATAATATAACCGCATTTCCTTCCGCTATAACATTGCCTATAGCACCGGTAGCTTGTAAACCATCATGGATTAATATTATTACATCATTTGCTACTACTATTTCGTCGCCTATAGCACCGGTTGCTTCTACGCCTGTAACGCTAACAAACCCTAGTCCTGTCTCGTTAGTATCACCTACAGCAGTAGTAGCTTCTACGCCTACAAGTAAGACTTGCCCGGGATTTTGTGTGCGTAGCCGTACATCATTTATAGCATCCCCATTTACTACAGAACGGAGGAATACGTCATTGTTGCCAGTAGGTACAATAGGGCCATAGAACCCAGTGTTATCTACTATGAAAGGTTTAAACCCTCTAGTCTGGTCATTACTTACAGCAATCACAACTGAATTACTTGTTGGTACCGCTGATACAACACCAAACGGAGACATAGCTGGTATCGCACTATTAACACCCGGATTAGCTGTATTAGCGTTGAATGTTAATAGCTTACCTCTACCCCCATTAAGCGTACTACTGTTGAACACATATCCCGGGTTCCCCATGTTAGGGGCAGGTATAAAGTTAAACGGTTTTACTATTAAGTTCTTAGCCCATATAACAGGCCAGTCTTGTGGTATTGACGGGAATGCTATTCCCGGTATGGGTAGGGGCGCTGCTGCTGCAGGGACTGGAGGGTCAGAAGAAAATGATGATAATAGTGTAGTCCGTGAGGCTGGAACTACCGTGTCTATTGTCGGTGCTAGAGGTAAAATGTAAGGCGCATAAGCCGCCGCATACCTACCCCCGGGATTGTTTATATTAGCATTCGCACGGGCTATTAACTTGCCCATACCCCCATCAAGCGTACTTAGAGAGAACCTATAGTTAGGATCCCCCATATTAGGCGCAGGGATACCATCAAAGGTGCTTTGTATTACATTCTTAGCCCATATAGCAGACCGGTCTTGTAGGGGTGCGGGGAAGGCGATTGGCATTGCAGTGCCTTACTGTATTAGGGGTGTTGCTACTAGTGTCCTTAACGAAGTGCCAAACAAGTCTGGTTGGTTTGCTACAGCTTTATATTCTACTAAGAAGAACGGCCCACTGTATGTACCCAGCCCAGCTACTTGCCAGTTTCCTTGGTTGTCCGAAGTAGTTTCTGCTACTAATACTTTATCAAATGAGCGGAACACAGAAACTAAACAGTTAGCCAGTGGCACACCATACTGGTCACGACTTACCCCTGTCAACTGCTGGTTATAGGCAGGTAGCAGTTTAGTAAAGATAATACTTGCATCTACAACTGAATTAACTGTAGGAACAGCTGGGGTAGTAGCACTCTGTTCTCCTATCTGAATTCTATCAGGTAGACTACCCGGGTTCTGCAAGTTGGCTGTTGATTTTGGCAATAACTTACCCATACCCCCATTAAGCGTGGCTATCGAGAATATATAATTAGGGTTCCCCAGATTAGGTGCGGGGATACGGCTACCAGCCGGTTTCTGTATTAAGCTCTTAGCAAATATATATGACCAGCCAAGTAGTGCTGGAGGAAAAGGTATTCCTGTTATAGGAATAGGTAGTGGGAATGGTGTAGCATCAAATGCATACGTCAATATAACTTCTATATTAACTGGCTGCTGCTTTATGACTGGCGGTATAAATGGCGTATACGGTATAGCAAAATTACCACCCGGATTATTCAGGTTATTATTTGCTTTAGGTATAGCTTGAATTACACAACCACCCCCAAGAGTATTGTATGAAAACTTATAGTTGGGGTTCGCCATGTTCGGCGCAGGAACCACATAAAATGGTTTCTGTATTAAATTCTTAGCCCATGTAGCAGACCATCCTTGTATGGGTGCGGGGAATGCTACCCCCATATCCGCTATAGGTAATATTGTGCCTACAGCCCCAGTGTAATCAAATATTAAGTTAAATAATCTATTGTTAGTTGCGGGTGCTACTGTATCAACTGTAGGGGATAGGGGGGTAATAATGGGCATATAAGCTGCCGCATACTTACCCCCCGGATTATTTGTATTAGCATTCGACTTAGCTAATAACTTCCCCATGCCTCCATCCAGCGTACCTAAAGAAAACCTATAGTTAGGGTTCCCCAAATTAGGAGCAGGAACCCCATTAAAAGTCTTCTGTACTACATTCTTAGCCCATATAGCAGACCAATCTTGTAGAGGTGCTGGGAAGGCAATTGGCATAAAACTTAGTTACACACATCAACTACATAGTTATGCACTTGGAATGAACCAGTAGCTACAGTCTGCGTGAAGAATACATCCAGTGCAGAAGCTGCAGTGTTGTCCATACCAGCACCAACAGCAGGAGTACCGACAGGAACTTGCAGTATGCCGTTAGAGCCAGCAGCATTTGCTGGAGAGCCTACGACTGCTTCTGACGTGAAGAAACCCATAGGGAAGAAAGTGCTAGAAGCACCAACGCCAACCGCACGGCAGATAAGTTCTACTTGGAACATCCAAGGTACTGTGGTTTTTGCTACGACGTTCAAGTTCAACGCACCTGTATCAAACACAATCGTAGTACCTGCAGCACCCATACAGATGTCAAGACGCGCTGTACCCGGTGAGGTAACGGCACATGAGATTGCGCCAGACATCGTGTAACGAATACGACGACCAACGTAGAAAAAGTTATTCGGCAGCACAATGCGGTTAGCTGTCGGAATACACGAGGCTCTGGTACCGGCAGTGTTTGCCACCCCAGAAGTAGAACTAGATACGACTGTTTCCCATGACATAATATTACTCCTTATTTGAAAAGTATTACCCTACCCCGACGGGGTAATCTAAGCAATACGGATTATAGCATTTGCTGCATCTGCAACTGGGAATACTATAGTAAAGTCACCCAATGTTGAAGTCTTATCACTACCAAAATCTAATACAGCAATTGCTTTATTTACTGCACTAACATTATATATCAATGCGCCTCTGGCTGTCATAGTCACTGCGGGAAATACTGCGTCTGTAAAATCAACTATAGCAGTCGTGCCACTTAATGTAACCGTTGTCCCTAGTAATACCTGCCCCCCAGCTACATACGGCGTACCACCAGAGCTAATTACTTCATTAGCCGTTGTGTATATTGTAGTAGCTGCACTCAGTGTTGCAGCGCTGGTATACAAAGCTATATATATCTGGTCGCCAAGTAAGTTATGGACACCCTCTAGTAGCTCTTCTTTAAACGAACTGCACATTCCCTGTGTGATTGCCATAATATCCCCTAAAATTAGTTAACTGGAAGCCGTACTTGCCCACTACGGTATGCGTCTCGGCGGTCTTTTCCATCACCCAAGCCCTTCAGTAACTGAAGTGACTCACTAAAATGCTTGGCATAATACCCAATAATATCAGCCTCGGCTTTCATAAATATAGCTGCTTCTGTTAATGCGCCATATAATAACACAGAGTCAAAATTATTCCCAAGCCATGTAGTACCTGAGGCTGCAGTTGTTATACTCTCTGGGTACCCATAGTAATGCAATTCTACAGTATACGCCAGATCCGGTGTAGGTCCAATAATATAGGTAGTAGCATCAAGCTGCGCATAGTGTCTAGGTATTCCTGTTGCTGATGGATAAGGGTATGCAGTGCGTATAAAATTAACGTCCTTATTCAATAGAAATGACTGCGCCAGTGTTGTAGGTGCAACTACAGCTAAAGAGAAAGAAGACAGATAATCTGCGGGCAGTGTAATATACTGCGTCCCTGCTACTAATGCTGATGTCTGATTTATTCTTGTTGCTGGTAGCTGTACTGAGTTTATTACTGCCTGTTCTGCTTGCCTTACAAACGTAGGGATAGCCGCTACGAAGTCAGTCTCGTAGTTCTCACAAAACGATTGTATAGAAGCATTTAGCTCATTATAGTTCATTGCCTACCTTATTGGCTGTTCTTGCTGAAGCCCTTACCCTTAATAGCTGCACCAGCACCACGCATTGTCTTGGTATTGGTCTTAGGGATATTGTTAGGATACCCAACATCTTTCTTATCAAGTGCTGCAGCTGGGGCTTCTTTAGGTTGTCTGTATATTGCCATGTTAGCCTCCTTTCTGAGCACGGATTTTAGCCATCCCACGACCCACTGCCTTCATGTCAGAGTTCTTCTTACCTACGCTGTTACCACTTTTAAACTGGCTTTTGGTGCTAACTGCAGGACCATCAATACCTAACTGTTTGCCTTTAGTCTTACCTTTACGTTCGATTCCGCCGCCTATACTCATGATTAACTCCTATGTAGTAACTGTTACCTGACCTATTTCACCTACTGCTGTAAGTGCATTTGGTTCATAATTATATGGATCGTTTGCCCCTACTGGGTTCCATCCCCATTGTACCACTCTACTACCATCAAACAGCATTGAATCTGGCCTAGGATTACGCACTGCTTGCGGATCATTAACAGGGTACATCCCCTGCATATTCTGTGGCTGATCTGGCTCCCAACATTCAGGACACACTAAGATATTAAGACTCTTAGCGCGAATCACAATGCTTTTTAGCTTTGTTAGCTTAAACCTAAACCCACATCTGTCACATTGGGCAATAGCATTTTTGCCTGAGGAGAACTTACTAGCCATGTTCTACCCAATAAACATCTGTCGTGGCACTGCACGGATGCTTGCCTTTTCTCTATCCTCATCAATAGCCATCTGGAATGACTCATCATACATCATCTTTAGCATTTGCACTCTGTCAGTAGACTCTGGACGCTTCACAGATAAATAATAAGCTAATCCAGCAACTAAACAAGGGAGGAATCTAAATGGAACATCTACCGTTTCAATGCCATCCCCTGCATCTTTAATGCGTCTTAAACGCCAATATTGCAACGTATATGAGTTATTAGATGGTAGAGGATACACAGTTACCGTAGGATAGACTATTCCTGTTGGAGAGGTTTCTCCGCTTTGCCTATTGATATATAACTGAATAGGCCGACCTTGTGAGTTCTTATTAGGCAGTGTTGCATAGTTACTAACACTTATCCGGCTTATACTTATATCAACCTGCGATGTACCTGTACCGGTGCGTATAACATGTTCAAGTAAGTCAATTGTATCAACAGGTAAGTTATATGTGGCGACGCCCGTGAGTAATGCTATAGACCCTTGCTCAACTGTCCATAGGTTAATACCGCGATTAGCCCACTCAATTGTTAGAAGATTTAATGATCTCCTAGCAGTGCGTAAATCATAACCTGAGCGTACCTCTAACCCAGCACGTTCATAAGCCTCTTCTACAAGGTCTGTGATGTCTAGGTTAAAGGTTGTTGTAGCAGTTGTTGTCATCTAGCATTTCCATGCCCAAAGGCTTTTGTTTATGCGGCTATCAGGGTCATTTGCTGTCTTAGCTGAAGTCAGCTTCTTTTTCATACCTGACATTCTCGCACAGAATGACTTCTTACGGCTACCACCTTCTGGCTGCGGAGCCTTTAGTCCGGGCTTATCTGGGTTAGCTGCGTTATATGAAGCCCTACCCTTGGCGTTTAAGCCACCTTTTTCAGCCTTGCCTTCAGCTCTTTGCCATGCAGGAGTCTTAGCCATTATCTGTACCCTGCTGTTTTCTTTGCAATAGTCTTAGGCTGTGCCACAAACTGCTTGCCTGCTGCCTTACCTGCACGTTTTGCCCGGGTAGTTGCTGCGTACTCTGCTGGGCTTAAAGACTTTATTGCTGCTTCTGGCAAATAACGCTCTCCCGTTTTGGAAGAAGGTTTTCCTGACTTAGTACGCCATTTCTGGTCGCCCCAATCTTTCAGGGATTTCTGCGGAGCCTTCAATCTTTATAACCCCCACCCGCTGCCTTATATTTCTTAGCTACAAGTTGTGCCTTCCTAGCTGACCATTCCCCAGCGCCAGTACCTTGAGTTGCCGCTGCCTTTACCTGAGCCACAATCTTCTTACGAATGGTAGGCTTTGTGTAATTACCAGCAGCATTAACTTTGGTTTTAGCCATTAAACAAACTTCCCGCGAGTCTTGCCACGTTGTTCAATGCCACCACCACGAGCGTATTTAACTGTACCACCAGCTTTCTTACCACCACCAGTAGAGCCTTTATACCCTGCATCCAGCAGCTTTTGGAGTCTTGCTTCTTCAGCTACCTTACGCATTTCTTCCATAGCTTTATCGTCAGGCGTAGGGTCATTCTTAGCTGCGGTACGTGCAGCTTGCTCTGCTGGGACTTTAGGTTTAACTGCAATTATGACTGCCATTATACAATCTTCCCTTTAGTCTTACCGCGTTGCTCAACACCACCACCACGAGCAAACTTAGCCGTCTTAGGTTCTTTAGCTTCTTTCTTGGCATACTGGGCAGGGGTTACTTTGCCTGAAGCAAGTTTCTTAGCTGTATTTTTCATCCAAGGGGCTTCTTTCTTACCCTCAGACTTCTCTCCAGCTACAAATTGCTTTGGGGTAATTTTCTTACCAGCCACTGCTTTAGCTTCGCCAAATTCCTCGTTATAAGATTCCTTACCGCCAAATAGTTTTTTAGCCACATTTCCCCCATCCTTAAATTTAATCCCTGCATTAGGTGCGGAGATTGCTGTCTTATTCCCCGCACGGATTTTCCCACCCTTCTTAGGCTCTGGACTCATGAAAGACATTTCTGTACTCTCTTGGGTCCTACCCCCTCTCTTAAACCTCTTGCCCTTATCTGCCTGTGTAAAATCTTCAGCTACACTAGCAGGAACACCAACCTTCTTAGCAAAGGCTGGGTCATGAGATGCTGCCCTCATCAGATTAGCTTGAGCTTTTGATTTGCTAGGCATGACTAGCCATAAAAAATAGTAACATCAATAGTATTAGTCATAGCTGCATATATACCATTATAGGCAAGTATTCCCTCACCCGGAATCAGCATATTTTGCACATTGTTTGCTGCATTAGCATCCGTTGCCATCAGGAACCTCTGGGCATACACACAAGCTGTACTAGCAGCAACCGTGCCGGTATTTACGTCCACTACTGTAAATGTGTTTGCATTCACAACAGTAATTACATAGTTACCAGCAGTTCCTTGGTTTGTAGCTACAGCAAAGTTTAACCCTAGTATCTGCCCATCAGTCAAACCATGACTGCTCTTAGTAACTGTAATTAATGTACCAACACGTTCATAAGTAGCAGAAACAGGGACCGTAGTGGTATCCCAAAGAGTAAGTGTCGATGCCCCAGAAGATACCGTCATTAATCCTTTTAACCGAGTTCTCTCTTTAAGAAAAAACCCATTTACATTTAGGTGCCCTGATTTTACGTCAGTTTGCATAGTCATAATTACCCCCAATACTACGAATCAGAGAAAGGAGTTGCTATTGCACCTGAACCATTCAGTGTAGCCTTAACCATCCATTCAAGGGCACTTATTACTGTAACCTCTACATAACTACCAACCAATCCACCAGTAGTCGTACCATTTAACGTAATAACTGCGTTGGTTGCGGCTGGGAAGAATGATTTACCCGTAGCGGTTGTATCAATACCAATAAATACGCTACCGTAAAACTTATCAGTCGTACCTGAGGTAGTAATAATCAGAGCAGTTGATGCTGTCTCAATAAAGAACTTAAACGTAGCACCTTGGTTATTCAGTCCAGCTGGAGCAAACCCGGGACCATCAGCTGCACTTGCTGCAGTAGCATTAATTAATGGGAGGGTGAGGGTAATAGCTGCGCCGTTAACACGAAGCATCCGACCTGCATGGGCATCTACGGTTAGTTGAGTAGAAGCAGTAAGGTTAACAGTAGCACCGGGACCTGCATTGATGAGTCCACCTAGTGATCTGACGGGACCTTGGAATGTTGACTTTGCCATAATATATCTCCTGTGTTATAGCACTTCATCCACACTGTCTCTACAACGTCTGCTAGGTCAGTCAGAGTGGAGTATAAGAATCCTAGACGCTACTCGCTTTATACACCTATTTAGATATGTGTGCAAGAGGGTTTACGTGCCGCCATCATCTTTGCTCTCCATACTGGATCGGCCCACAAAGCCTTAGCCGCAGCTTTCTTAGCCGCCTTTACTTCGTCCCTATTAGCTATCTCTTTGTTATTAGCCGTCTGTATTGCAGCATACTCCGGGTTAGCCCATTGCGCTTTAGCTTGCATACTCGTTTTAGCCTTAGAAGCTGTGGTATTACGCGCCGCCTTAATGTTAGCAGCCATAACAGCACCCTTAGTAGCCCATACTTTCTTAGAGTTAATGGACTTGATTGCTAGTGCCTCTGGTGTACTCTGCGCTGCCTTCTGAGCTGCAACTATCTTCGCACGGTATTCTGGATCTTGCCAATTTACTAGTGCCCCATACCTATCTACTCCCTTTTCCGTATCATTCTTAATATACCCCGAGGCCCCTTCACCCCCTGCGGTCCTGTTAAATAACGTACCTGTTTTTAAATCCCGCCTACCGTATAGTTCTATTAGCTGCACCTCCTTTGCAAACGCCTCCTGCTCATCGGCGGTTTCAAATACACGTTCTACTACCGCCACTAAATGGGCTCCTCGTAGATGGGATAAGAAATCCTGTAGGGGTTTATTGTGTGACCCTCTTGACCAATGAGATATGTCTCTATCTCCTGTCCCTTTACCCACATATACTGGCTGATTATTTTTAGTGGGGCGTGGGTCTCTATACACGTATACATAGAACATAATGAACCTCCTTTAACATTTGAGGGCTCATTATATGTACATGGACGGTGAATGTCAAACGTATTTCGCTAACCTACGAATTTACAAACCTTATTATAAATATAACGCCCATAAAAAACCCCACGTCTTAGGTGGGGTTAGTGTTGCTAAGTACTTGTTTCTACTACGCTCCTGGACTGCCCCAGATACCAAGGGGATCAGAGACTCCAAACGAGTACCGTTCGCGGCTCTTGTAACGCACGTTACCAGTATCGAAGTCACCATCCATCGAAGTAGCCAGAGGTGTACGAACAAAATGCTTTAAGCCGTTAGGCACGTCAGTCAACAAGAAGTAACCATTGGTGTCGGTCAAGAAGTGGTTTACACAGTAACCTTCAGGAATAACGCCCATGTTCTTCAATGCATTGATGTCGTTGTCAGCTGTGCCAACACGCAGTTCGGTCTTCAACAAACGCTCTGCAACGAATTGCAGTGAAGGTGGAACGACCAGCTTACGTGGTTTAGCAGCAATCAACAGACCACGCTCATCTTTCCATGCAGCGATTTGAATTACAGCGGCCTCGAGGGTCGTTTCGTTCAGATCAGCAGCGGTTGATTGCGTATTGCTGTTTGTGCCGCCGCTAACCAGAGGATGGTCTGTAGCAAATAGAACTTTACCGTCGCCGTAGGTAGGGTTGCCTGAACCAGTGAAACCGGAGTTCAGAATATCTGCAGCCTTAACTTGCTTGGTGTAGCTCATTGCACGAGCCAAAGCCTTGGTGTAGCGTGAAGACAGTGCATCATACAGATTGTCTTCAACAGCTTCTTCAGTAATAGAGAAGCCCAAAGCAATGGTCTGATGGTTGAAGCGAGCGGTCCATGCTTCTTGCCCATTGTCGTAGGCGATTGCATTACCTTCACTCTTTACCGGTGCGGCGCTGAAACCTGACAGCTTGGTTTCTTCTTCAAACGAACGCTCAGAAGTCTCAGTTTCGTAGAGCTCTTTGTGTTCTTCGCCGTAACGCTTGTACTCCAGACCAAACAAGGCATTCAGCCCCGGGAGTAGTTCTTTAAGTAACTGTGCACGTGATATTGCCATGATTAAACTCCTTTAACTGTGTTATACGAATGCCAACCGGGGTTTACTTTTACAAACACATCGGTAAATGCATCGCCAACAGCTGAAAAACCCTTCATATCAGGGAAGCCAA